CTGGCGGATGCGGCGCGCTGGACCCAGGCCGCCCGCGTGGCGCTGGCTCGCGGGCTGGTCGAGGCGGCGAGTGCCGCCCTGGCCGCCGCGGGCCGCGCGCTGGCGGGCCTGCGCGCCACTTACCAGGGTCATCAACCATGAATCAGGCGTTTATGGCGGAACGGGCCGCGGAGCTGGTCGAGCTCCTGGGCGGCTGTTGCGACCGGCTGGAAGTGGCGGGCTCGTTGCGCCGCCAGGCGGCCGACGTGGGCGATGTGGAGCTGGTGGCGGTGCCGCACCTGGCGCCGTCGCCTTACGCGGGCGATCTGTTCGGCGGGAGCGGAGTGGCCGGCAAGATTGATTACCTGGCCGAGAAACTGCGCGAGCTCAAAGGGCGGGGCGTGTTGCGGGACCGGCCCGATAAGCACGGGCGGCCCGCCTGGGGCGAAAAGTTCGTGCGGGCATTGTACGGGGACCGGCCCGCGGTGGCCGTGGACTTGTTCATCGTGCGGCCCCCGGCCACCTGGGGCGTGATCCTGTTTATTCGCACGGGGCCCGCGGAGTACGTCAAGGCGGCCATGGGCCGATTGCTGGAGCGCGGGCTGAGCTGCGCCGAGGGGCGGATCGTCAACCACGCGGGCGTGCCGCAACCCACGCCCGAGGAGGCCGACGTGTTCGCGTTGCTGGGCTGGGAGCCCAAGGATCCCGCCGAGCGTGGCCGGCAACGGCCGCGGGCCACGGCACTGGAGTTGCCCCCGCAAGCGCCGCCCACGGCCGCGGTGTCCACGCGTCTGGACGACCCGCTGCCGGCCGCCCCGCCGCCGCGGCCACGGGCACGGGGTTGCCCGCCCCATGACTGGCACGGGGAACTGGCCGAGGCCGAGCCGGGCTGCTGGCGGCCCACCTGTACGCGCTGCGGCGAGACCATGGAGTCGCGGGTCGGATGAGCCCCGTCACAAGGAGGAAAGCCGTGGGGACCCCGCAACCGCACTGGACCGCGGCCCGGCTCCGCCAATATCGGCGGCAGCTGGCCGCGCTCAACGACCGGGGACCGTACCCGGTGATCAACCTGGCGCGGGCGGCCGCCCGTGAAGTGCCGCTCAGTGAAGCGGCCCACGGGGCGGCGGCGGCGGCGCTGCCCCATCCGCCCGCCAACGCGCTCGATGCGCTCAGCGCGGCGGAGTTTGTGGTCTGGTGCGCCCGCACGGCCGCCGATCGCGGCCTGCGGGCTTTGAGCAACAGCGAGCTGGCCCGCGTGCTCAAGGTCAGCGAAGCGCGGGTGCGCCAGCTCCACGCCAGCGCGGCCGGCAAACTGCCCGCGCCGTGAGTCGTGATTACGGGGCGGTGAGCTCGGCCCCGAGGCGGGCGCGGGCCTGGGCCGCGGCGGTGGCATCCAACCGGCGCACGTACTCTTTGATCTGGGCGCGGGTGTAGCCTTGCTGGCGCAGCGTGGCGATGTTGACCTGACCGAGGATCTCCTGGCGGGCCTGGCCCAGGGCCCGGTTCCACTCCCGCCGTTGGCGCCAGGTCAAGTCCGCCGGCGCGACACCCGCCACGGGCGCGCGCGGGCCGCGGTAGGTCAGCAGCTCGTTGGCGCTGAGTAGCTGGTGGACGGGATCCTGCGTCAGACTGGTAAACGGCAGGGGCACGCCACTGACCGCGGGCACGGGCGCGCTGGTGTGAGTCCCCAGTTGCCAGTAGCGGACTTCGGGCTGGCCCGTGGTGGGGCTGGGCTCGTCGGGCAACAGGTAGGAGATCCCGGGCAACCGCGCGCCCAGGCCGCGTTGCGGCCGGGGATTGATCACGCTTTCCATCGCGCCCAGCAACGCCTGGCCCGGCACCAACCGGTTGAGCGTGTTGCTGGCCTCGGCCAGCACGGCATGGGTGCTGCCTTGTTGGGCGGCCAGCTTGACGCTGGTAAACAGGCTGCCCAGCAACCCGCCCGCCTCGCCGCGGCCGGCCAGCAACGCCTGCGCAAACGGCAGGCTGGCATACCGGGACAACCCGATCACGGCGGGCCGGTCGCCGCGCAACAAGCTTACCAGGAACAGCGCCGTGGACAGCGGCTCCACCCGCAACGACACGCGCACGCCGTCCGCGCCCACCCAGTCGCCGCTCTGGTAGTCCACATGGCCGCGGTCCTTGTCCTCATCGGGCGCGTCGCTGGGCGCAAACAGGGCATGGACCAACAGCAACCCGCCGATGCCCGTGGCGGTGCGGGTCAGGTAAGCGGCGATCTGCTCGGGCGTGGCCCGGCCGTCGCGCACGGCCCGCCAAAGGCGGGGATTGATCCCCACCATCTGCCCCGCCCACCGGGCCAGCTGGAACGGCCAGCGTCCAAAGGGAGTCACCAGCAAACGGAAAAACGTGTTGCGGGCAATTCGTTCCTCGACCGGGCTCAATGCACGGTTGAACCCCGCGGCGTTGCCGGCCGCGATGGCCGTCTCGATGGCGTGCGCGGGCGGGTCGGCCACGTATTGCTCGATGTAGTCCTGCGCGGCCGCGCCGCGCAACCCGTGACGGTCGGCGCTGGTGCGCGCCTCCTGGTAGAGCGCCGCCATGGCGGCCAGCCGTTTGGCGGCCAGGTCCGCCGCGCCCTTGGCGTAGAGCGGCGTGCCCACCAGCGCGTCGAGGCTCTTGCCGGCCCAGGTGCGGCGGGTGCTGAACGTGCCGCGGTCGCCCGTGGGGAACGCGCCCGCGCTGGGCGCGCCCAGAATGTCGGTCTCGCCGCTGACGGTCCGGCCAAACGCTTCCTCCAGCCGCGCATCGAGTGGACGGCGGGCATGGCTGGCGCGGTGGCGCAGCGCGGCGACAAAGGCCGACGTGGCCGGCAAGCTCAACCGGCCCGTGCGCAGCGCGTGGACCAGGTCGTAGCCCGCGCCCTCGATGCGCTGGGCGGCCAGCTCGGCGGCGTTGGCGACAATGTCCAGCGAAAAGCTCGTGACCGAAAACAAGTTGAGCCGCCAGGCATCCACCAGGTACCGGCCCAGCTCGCGCGCGCCCTGCTCATCCAACTGGTGCACCTGGGCCAGCCGCGTGGCGATGGCGTTGTAGATGGGCTCGCGCACATGCGCGGCAATGTCGCCCGCCAACAGGTTGGCCAGCGCGGCCCGCTTACCGGGATTGGTCTCCTGCTGGATCTTGGCGGCCCGGTCCCGCACCACGGCGGCCAGGGTCTCGTCGTAGGCGGGCAACCCGAGCTTGTCCTGCAAGGCGGTGTAGGCCGCCTCGGTGTCGAGCGCGCCCAGTGCGCTGGCCCGGAGCAACCGCTCCCCGGCGCTGCGCACGGCCCGCTTGACCTTGCCCTGCTGGGCCTGGCCGATCACGCGGGCCAGCTCCCGCTGCTTGACGGCGGCCGTCTCCGCCTGCATGGCGGCGGCCACGTCCTGGGCCAGCTGGGCGGCCTGCAATTCGCCCAGGCCCGCTTGCGCGGCCAGCTTGGCGGCCAGCGCCGCGGCGGTGGCGTCCGCGGCGGTGTAATGCTCATAGACCAACTGGCGGAGCTGGGCGCCGCGCTTGACGATCGCCGCGGCCGCCGCCGCGCGCAACGCGGGGCTGCCGGCCGCCAGGTACTGGGCCAACGGATCCTTGGCTTGTCGGGCCTGGCTGGCGCGCTCGGCCACGGGCGCCGCCGCCCTGGCATTGGCCTGCTCCAGGTTGCGCAACAGCCCGGCAATCAACGCCTGGTCGGCGCTGGGCAACCGCTGGCCGCGGGCCTTGGCCACTTGGCGCTGGGCGAACACTTCCCAACCTTCGGGAGTCAGGTACTGGAGCTGGTCCCAGGCGAACAGCTTGCGGGCATTGCTGACGGCGCGGCCCGTGGTCTCAAAGTAATCGGTGAGCCAAGAAAGCAGCTCGGCATGGTTGCGGCCCACCTGGGCGGCGCCGCGCCGATCGCCGTCGCGGGTCAGCTTGTTGTACCTTTCTTGGAGCAGGCGCCCGAGTTGGATCGCGGCCTCGGTGCGGACGTCGGGCGCGAGCTGGTTGGCCGTGTTGGTCACTTCCCGGTAGGCCTGCTCGACGCCGCCAACGCTGTTGATCCAGGCCGACGCCTCGCGGGCCATGGCATCGTCGCCTTTGACGGTGTAGCGCCGCTCGCCCTCGATGCGGGCGCGGCTGTGCGGGTCTACCTGGTTGTCGGGCTGGTCCAGGATCCGCCCCGCCAGCTTGTGCTCGCGGGTGCGGGAGAAACGAATGTCGGGGCGGTTTGGGTTGAAGCGTTCTGAGAGCGGAATTACTCGCCCTGCATCATCGCGAGTGATGGCGTCGGCGAGTTTGACATGCGCCGCACTGGTGGCGACGTGTACTTCGTGGCCCGGTCGTCCCCACGCATCGGTTTCGAGAATGCCGGTCTTGCCGGTAACCCTGTACACGGCTTGGTAGGTCAGCTCTGGGTCAGACCCGCCGTTGATCAAGCCCGCGACGAATGATGCATCATCTTGGGAATAGTTGGCCAAGTTGTTGGCGGCTTCCTCGATGACTGAAGGCAGTCCTTGATACGAAATATCGCCATAGTTCCACAGCGGGCTTGATCCTTCTTCGGCGGTTTCGGCTTCACTGTGAAGCACGCGCAGGATTTGCTTGATTTGCCGACGCGTGATTGTGAGACGCCGCGGGTCAAGCTGTTTGCCGCCGCGCAGATAAACTCGAAGAAGCCGCTCGCCGTGGCGCTCGGCATAACCTTTGGCCAGCGCTTCGTCATTGGTGAAGTAAAAGCCTTTGCCCTCGGTGGTGCCCTGGGCGCCCATCTTTCCCCAGTCGAAGACAGTGAATCCACCAGCACCGCCGTGCCACACGGGTCCAATCGTGAATCCTGCCTTGCGTGCAGCCGCGTCTACCATTTGCTGCGCTGTCGCTGTGTCGCCACGTTCAACAGCCGCCAAATATTGGCGGTCTTCCGCGGCTGTCACAGTGGCCCGCGATAGCCGCAGATCGCGGCGCTCGGTGTTGTCCCCTGAAAAGTGCTCGCGGGTGCGGGAGAGCGGCAAATCGAGTTGGCTGGGTTGCGGGGGCGGTTGCGGGGTTTGGTCGCCGCTGCCGCTCTCACGATTTACCAGGCGGAACCGCTCACCGGCAAAGGGGTCTTGCATCAACGCGGCCGCCTCGGCCGCGGACACCGCCGCGCGCTGGTACGGGCCGCCGAGTCCGCGAATCTGTTCCTCGCTGAAACCGCGTTGTTGCATGTCCTGCACCGCCTGGGCGCGGGTGAGCGCGACACCGCCCCAGTTGATCTTCTCGGCCATGAAGTCGTCGGCCAGATTGCGGCGGCGCGAAAGCATGACGCCCGGCGCGGTCAACGTGGCGTTACCGGCATGGAACACACCCGCCTGGGCAGCGTCGCCTGCCTGCGTGCCCAGCGTGGCCAGGGCCTCGGTGGCGGCGGTGCGGACCCGCTCCAGGTTGGCGATGGTGTCGCTGGCGCGGCGGCGGAGCGTCCAACGGCTGCCGAGGGCCTGCAAACTGCGCTCCAACACGTCCAGCAACGTCTGCAACAGGTCGCGCACGGGCCCGGGAGCGCGCGCGGCCAGCCGCTGCCAGAAACCGGCATCGGCGGCCAGCTCGCCCACCAGCTCGGGGATAAACTCGTCGCGGGCCTCGGCGGCGCTGGCGGCGGGCAGGTCCGGCCCAAACTGGTCGTTGAATCGCGCCAGCCAGGCCTGCACGCGGGCGGGGTCGGCTTCCTGGAGGATCACCCGCACCAGCTCATTCCAAACGCGCGGGTTGGCTTGTTTCAGCCGATGCGTGGCCTCGTGGGTCACAGTCGACAACACGGGGTCGGCAAGTTCCACTGACAACCCGATGACGTTGGTACCCGGCAACTGCAGCCCGTTAATGCGCGGGCCGGTGCCGGTGCGCTCCAGCCAAACTACGCGCAGCCCGAGGGCTTGGGCGACGGCGTCAACGGTGCGGGCGACGGGGTGCTCGGTACTGACACGGGCTGGCCGGTAAACACGTTCACCACCAGGGCGTCCGAGGCGCATCTGCAAACGATCAGCGAGTTGGCCGGCGAGGGCTTCATCGTGCTGGGCGGTGCCGGGAGCGTAACGCTGCGTGGGGCGGGCGGTTTCATCGCCCACAATCTCGCCCGCCAACGGGTGGGAGTCAAGACCGGAGTCGGCCTGTTGCGCCCGTGAAAACGGCACTGCCTCTTCGCTCTTTGCGGCGGTTTCTTCCCGCTCCACTTCCGCCTGCCAGTCGCGTTCTTCGGCGCGGCGCTCGGCGTCGGCCTCCAGTGCGTCCGCCGTGCCGTGATAGGCCGTGGGATAGTAAAAGCGCTGGCCGCGAAGCTCTTCATCGAGCGCGTTGTACAGGTCCGCGGGCGTGCTGCCCGCGGGCAGGAAACCCGCCTCGACGGCGGCCTCGACGTGGCTATCGGGCGCGTTGGCGGGCCGATTGGCCCGGTCAATCAACCCGCGCCGCTTGGCCAGCGAGTCCTGTCCCGCTACCAGCTGGGCAAAATCGGCGGCCATCTGCACCGGCCCGCCATCGGGCTTGGCCAGCGCGATGCCGCCCCGGCCGCGGACAAACTGGGTCAACGTCGTCGCGCCCGCCACGGGAGTGGCCACGGCGGCCGGCCGCGGGGGCGCGGCCACGGGCGCGTTGGGATCCCCGTTGCTGACCAGCAACGTGGCCAACTCGGCGGGGTCAACGGCCACGGGGGCGACGGCGGGGCGGGCCTCGGCCAGGGCGGCGGCGTCCAACTCGCGGGGCGCGGCGCCGTCGCGATCGGCCACGATGCTGGCCGTGGTCCGTCGGGCGTGCTCGTCGTTGAGGGCCTGGATCGTGGTCTCATTGGCCACGGCGAACTGGCGGCGGGTCTGGCCGCTGGCGGGGTCGCGGCGTAGTTTGTGCCAGGTGCCCTCGGCGTCGCGTTCGTACAGGTCCTGCTGCCAGGTCAGCAACGGCACGGGGCCCGCCAGGCGGGCGCGCAACTCGGCCAACCGAGCGGCGGCGGCGGGGTCGGCCACGGGAGCCGCGCCCAGGTCCTGGGCGGCCGTACCGGCTGCGTCGGACGTGGGAGTGAGTGTCGCAACTACAACGTCAGCGACGGGCGGCACTGTGCCGCCGCGGTCGGCGCCTGTTCCTGTGACGCGGGCATCTTCCGTGGTGGCGAAAACTGCGGGGGCATTGGCCCCCGTGCTGCTCGCGGCGGCGCGGCTGTGCGCGGCGTTGATCGCAGCCAAAAATTCGGCATCGGTCCAGTCGTTCTCGGCGCGGGCCTGCAACAGGTCGGCCACGGCGGACGGGTCGGCGGCATCGAGCGCCGCCAACTGCGCAAAGGCCGCGGGCAACGGGTCCACCGCGCTGGCGGCGGCGGGGCGGGCGGCGGGCGCGGCGGGGCGGGCCGCGGCCGGCACGGGCGGGGGCGTGGCGGCGCGCTGGGTGCGGGCATAGCTGACGGGCAAGCCCAGCGCGGCAAACACGGTCGAGGCCGCTGCCGCGGGGCCCATCATTTGCTGGACGCGGTCCCACAAGGGCGGCGTGGGCACGTCGGCGGCCCGGTCCGCGCCCCACTGGCCCGCCTCGGTCACCAGCTCCTCGATGAACTCGGTCACGCCGATCCCCGCGCTGCGGGCGCTGGCCTGCAACGCGCGGCCCAGCCACGTTTTGACGGGACGGGTCAGGGCGGCCATGGGTCGGCCCAAACCCGCCAGCTTTAATTGCAGCACATCGCTGACGGCTTCCACGCCGCCCTCGATCAGGCCCGTGGCCAGCGCGTATTGTTCGCGCGCGGGCCCGGTGAGCGTGGCGGGGGCCGTCTCGCGGCTGCGGTCGTAGGTGCTGGCACCAAACAGGGCGCCCGCGACGGCGGCCGGGTTGCCCGTGGCCGCGCCCAGGCCCATGGCCGCCAGCGACGGCGTGGCCGTGCGGATGCCTTGTTGCAAGAAAGAAACCACGCCCGTGGCGGGGGCCTGGGGCAACGCGCGGGCCTCGGCGGCGCGCGCCTTGGCTTGCCAGTTGTCCTCCCACCACGATTGCCCGGGCAAACGGACCTGGGCCGCGGCCGGCCAGGCGGGCGGGCGCAGCGCGTCGTAATACGACGCCCCGGGCACGGTCCACGTCAAACCCTGGCGGGCCATGGACGGCGCACCGGCCAGGCCGCGCGCCACCAGCGCCATGGTGTCCAGGCCCGCGCCCTGCAACGTGCTGGGCCAATCGGCCGCCACGGGCGCCGCGGGGGCGGGTCCCGACGTCTGGACGGGCGCCGCGCTGTGGGCGGCGGCGGTCAGGGCGGGCAAAGGCGCCGCGGTCGCGGGCAACGCGGGGCGTTGCCGGGCGGCGGCAAAAATCTCATCGAGGTCGGCGGTGGTGGGGGGCGCCGCGCCGTCCCAGTCGAGTTGGAAGCGTTGGCCTGTGTGTTGGTCGGTGACGGCGTAACGCATGGTCGTGGGTCCCGTCCCGTGGCGCGGTCACCGGTCAGGGTGGCGCGCCACGGGCGCGGGGGTGGCGGTTACCGGTTGGGGATGCCCCAGACTTCGACGGTGGCCGTGGTGGTGAGGTTCGTTGCGCCGCGGGTGTCGCGGGCAAAGAAATTGGTCACCACGTAGGGGCCTTTTTCCGCGTTGGCAACGGTCCAGCTAAACGGCGCGCTGGCGGTGATCTGGCGGTCGTTGGTGGTGGCGGCGCGGCCAATGGCAAAACACACATTGGTGGCCGGCACCACGTTGATCCGCGTGATCACGGTGCCCGCGGTGGGCACGGCGATGATCTGGGTGCTGGTGTTGGTGTCGTTGCCTGCCGTGATGGTGGCCGTGTAATTGGTCAACGGCTTTTCCACCCAATAGGCTTGCTGGGCGCGCACGGCGCCCGCGACGGCCAACACGCCCAACAGGGCGATGGCTTTGAGGATCCTCATGGTTTGGTGCTGCTCCTTTCTCTTCGCTTGGCGAAGTTGGTTGCGGTTCATGGCATCGGGGACAAACGGTAGCGGCCCGCGCTCAACTGGCCCTGGGCCAGCGGCACGGAGCCCGACAACAGGCGGCCCAGCGCCAGCGCCTGGTCGTTGGGGTTGGTTAGGGCCGGGCCGGCGATCTGGGGCAGGGCGGCCGGGGGCAACGTGGGCACGCTCATGTCCGGCATCGGCAGGGGCGCGGCGCCCGGCACGGCCAGCATCGTGCCCGGCGGGGCGTACACGCCCGTGGACCGGCTGGCCTGGAGGCGGTCGAGATTGTCCTTGGCCTGCTGCCAGCGCCAGGCCAGGCCGCGCATTTCGGGGGTGACAGTCGGTTTGCCCGTCAAATCCCGCGGGGCCATGTTCTCGGCCTGGCTGTAGAGCTTGGCCAACAGGTCCACTTGCTTGATGTGTTCCTCCAGCGGGTCGGCGTTGGTCGGCTTGGCGCCGATCGGGTAGCGCTGGACGATCTGGCCCGTGAGCGGGTCGGCCAGGCCGACCTCGTTGCCCAGGTTCAACTCGATCAGCCGTTGGCCGTGGCCTGTCGGCTCGGGCCCGATGCGGGTCTGCCAGCGGGTCTGGCCCGTGCGCGGGTCCAGGCCCATGGCCAGGCCGCCGTGCTGGAACACTTGCGGCCGTTGTCCCAGGGCCTGCTCGGCGGCGAACTGGTCGCGGCGCAGCCCGAGCTCCTGTCGCCCCAGCAACAAGCGGCCCAGCTGGAGCCGCACATCGTCCTCGGCGCGGGCCTGGCTGCCGGCAAAGGCGGCCGCGGCCAGGCCGTCCATGCCGTCATAGAGGCTTTCGGCGGGAATGGTGAATGGCATGGTGGATCTCCTTTAGGCGGCGGCGGGCAACTGGCGGGTGTAGGCGGCCATCTGGGCCAGCTGCAACAGTTGGTTGAGCTCGGCATTGCCGGTTTGATAGCTCGTGTCGGCCAAGATATTGGCCAGCACGCGGGCGGCATCGCCCTGGAGGCTGCCCTCCAGGCCCGCGAATCCCTGCGTGGCCGCGGCATAGGCCTGGCGGGCGGACTGGTTGCGATCGGTGGCGGCCAGCATCAGGTCGCGCCGCTCGCCGTTGCCCTGTCTTGCCATCTGCATCCGCAACAGGGCCACGGTGCGCGGGTCCAGCGCCTTGCCGGCCTGGGCGTACTGTTGCTGGAGCACGCTGATCGCGGCGTTGAACTGGGCGGCCTGCTGGTCCTGTTGGCGGCCCAGTAGGTAATTGATCACCTCGGGCGAGTAGGGGTCGCTGCGCAGCCGATTGACGGCCCCCGCGAACTGCTGCATGGCGGGCCCGTTGACCTGGGCCTGCATCCGGCCCGCGGCCTGCACGGCCTGGGCGCGATCGGCCAGGGCTCGTTGGCGGGCATCGGCCACGTTGGCGGCATGGCGGGCCAACAAGTTGTCCATCCCATTGGGGCCGCGCGCGGGCTGATTGCCGGCCGCGCCCAGGCGGCCCGCAAACTCGTCGGGATTGCCCTGGCGGAAACCCGAAGCGCGCGGGTTGGCCAGCGAACCATCGGCGTTGTAGATCCCCGATAACGCGAGGTTGGCGGGCGGATTACCCGCCACGCTGCCGGGCGTGGCCGCCAGCGCGGGCCAGGGCGACGGGGTCGGGCTTGCCGGCAAGGGCGCGGGGCGCCACGGGGTGAGCGGCGGCGGGCTCTGGGTCCACAAGTTGCCCAGCGCCCGCACCGAGTCGGCCAGCGAACGGTCGAGGTTGTCGGGCGCGAACTGGGGGTTGTTGTGGTAGTACTGCTGGGCCAGGGGCGCGTACACGTCCGCCACGGGGTCCCATGCGCCGCCCTGGTCGGCGTAGAACGGGATCAGGGCGTCGGGGTCCTGCACGCCCTGCGGAAAGTAGCCTGCTTCTTCGCTGTAGTAACCGTTAGTCTGAGCCTCCTTCTACGCCATCGCGGCGCGGGTTCCAAGTCTTTTGTTTCATCGGGGCGCCCCCGTGGGTTGGGCGATCAGGGTCACGCCGTTCAGTTGCCAGGGCTGGGCGGGGCCATCGGTGCCAAACTCTCCCTGCCAGTTCTCACCGATGCCGTACTGCGCGGCCACGCACAGGTCCGTGGCGTTGACGGGGAGCAACGTCGCGTTGAGCGTCAACTGCCGCCCCCGCGCCCAGGTGTAGGGCCGCAACCAAAGGTTCGCGCCCTGTCCCGTGGCGGCGATGCTGGCCTCGCACCAGCGTTTTTGGCCGACTGTCTTGACGCTCAACCGCGGCGTCTGCCAGTAGCTGCTGTACCCGCCCAGCATGATCTTGTCGCCCACGCTGACATTGGGCGACAACGCGCCCCCGTAATACGCCGTGTCCACCGTCACCGTCTGGCCCGCGGCGGCGCTGATCAACCGGCGCTGGCCTGCGCCCGTGCCACTGAGCACGGTCAGGACTGCGCCCGCGGCGCTACTGCTGCCGGCTACGTCGTCAAACCACGCATCATCACACGTAATATCGTTCCCGTTCACGCCGCTGACGGTGCCGATGCAACTCATACCCTGGACGCCATCCAGGCTGCCGGTATCGCAGACCCAGACCCCGCCGTGATAGGTGCCGATCAACAAACGAGTCTCGTCATCGGAAAACTTCTCGGACCGGCTGCTCGCCGCGGGCAACCGGCAAATCCACCACTGGCACGGCCGCTCCCGCGTTGGCTGGCTGAAATCGGCAATCAACATGAGGTCGGTCACTGCCGTCTCACCGATCCGCGTCAACCACAGCACGTACCACTTCCGGGGTTCGTACCATTGGGCATGGGCCATGTGGTCCCGGCCATGGTTCACGCCATCCCGCAGCAACGGCTCAATGTCCTGGCTGATCAACTGGGGACGGTTCGTGGCCGTCTGGAACTCGCCCCCGTGCATCAGGTACACTCCCCCCGCGCCGCCGTACCACAAGGCGTTGCCGTTGCCGTCCTGCACCATCGTAGCGTGGCCCGCACAGCCAACTTCCGTGGACACGCAAACCGGTGTCCAGCCCGTCGAATCCCGCACCAGCAAGTAGGTACTGCGATGCTTGCCGACAACGACGTTGCCCCGGCACACGCCGAGCGCGGTAATCTCGTCGCCATCATCGCCGCCCACGTCCACCGAGTTGAACACGCTCAAGGGATCGTACCCCTCGATGTTGTCGGGCAACGCATTGGTGAAGTACACCGTGTTGGGACTGCCCATGATCCGATAGGTGGCATCAGTATCGGTGCTGCCCTGGTAATCGCCGTTCAAGGTCGCTGTCTGGGTCGCTTCGTCAAAGCTCTCGATCACGTAGCCGAGCACGGCGCCTGTCACCAGGAACGTCTTGCCCTCGACGGCACGGGTCAAATCGGCATTGGTGAACACCACGGTGTCATCGCCATTGGTCACGCTGGCCGTACCTTCGGTCCACGGCTTGGTCCCGCCCAGCGCAATCTGGGTTGGCAACGCCCGCGCCACGGCGCACGCGGGTAAAAACTCGTTCTGGGTGGCCACGGTCAGCACGGTCAGGCTGCCGTCGCTGACGGTGATCTCGTAACTGGTGGTGACGTTGTCGGCCACGGTCGCCTGGGCTGTCACCCGATACAATTCCGTCCCGCCCGCCAAGGTCATGTAAACGACGCGGGCATTCACGGCCGCGTTGTCCGACAACGGCAGATTGCCAATGGTGATCTTGCCGTTGGCCGTTACCGGCACGGCCGCGGACTGGATCGGGCCGCTCTCGGCCAAAATCACCCCGCCCGGCGTGGTGACGGCAAACGTGACGGCGACGATATGCTCGCCCGCGGTCATGCTGCCGCCCGAGCCTGCCACGGTTGTCATCGCGGCGAGTTGCGCGGCGGTCGGGGGGCGCACACCCCACAAACGGAGCGCACTGCCCAGGCCAGTATTGCACCGGTTCGCATTGATCCCGTCGCAAATGATCTCGCGCCCACCCAAGCGGGCCGAACTTGGCAGCCAGTCAATCGGTATGTAGGTATCACTCATGGTGTGGCCACGGGCGTGATGGTGAGGATCTGGACCAAGGGCGACAGCCCCGAAATCGGGCCGAGTTGCACTTCCGCCCACGGCTGGCCGTCAACGGTCGCGGTGTAGCCACCCTGACCCGTAAACGTCCAGCGCCATTGGCCATTCACAATTCGCATTTCAATCTCGTATATAGATGGACTCGGCGGCGGCTCGGGCCACGTGCCAAGCCATGGACCACTTCCACCGCCTACTCCACCGCCTACCATAGTGAGGCTTGCCGGCAAATTGTACGGATATTGCCCCGGTTGGCTGGCTACCAGGTCAATCGTGAAGTCTCCCGAGGGTGTAACCCGCGCCGTGAACGTCGCCCACGCGCTGGCGACTTCGCAGCCTGGCGTGCCCACGGCCACGTCGCGCGCGGTCACTTGGTGTTCGTACTCGATGCCGTCGGTCAACAATGCACTCGGCACGGTGTAGCTGGGCTGGGTCAACACGCCGCTGGTCACCACCACTACCTGGTCGCTCTTGCGGCGGATCTGCCACACGTAGCCACCCGCCCCCGCCACGGCGTCACAGGTCAATGTCGGGGTCAGGCTGGTGTTACCCGTGGTCAAATTACTCGGCGCGGCCAGTTTGGTCGTCAACGGTCGCGGCACGTTCTGGGCCGCCACCATGGCATTGTTCACGCTGGCGAACACCCAGATGAAATACTGGGTATTGTTCGCGGGCAACGTGATCGCCTTGCTCGTGGCACCCGCTGCCGCCGTCCCGCTGTAGCTACAGTTCGCCGTGTCAATCGCTCCCGCTTGCGTCGTCGGCAACGTCCGCGACGTGTGTGCCAGGATCCTGTACCCCGTCGCGCCACGGCAGGCCGTCCATTCGACGGTGACACTCAACGGCTGGCACGTCGCCCCGCTGGCAGGGGACGTGACGAGGAATCGCGGCGGTTGCGTGGTCGGCGTGGTCTGCGTGGCGCGCGTGGGCGGAAACGTGGGCTGGGTACCGGGAAACAATAGGTCCTCGTCGGTCACCACCACGCCCTGTTGGTTGCCGACTGTGCCCGGTGAAAAGAATGAGAACCAGAATACCGGCCGTCCTTCCCCGGTATCCCACCACGGCGCGCACCCGCGCCGACTGACGATGCTGCCGCTGTCGCCGTGCACGTCGCGCGCATCCGGCGAGCGCGTGGCGCCGTCCAGCAACTCCAGCTCGCGGGGATCCGTGGATTGGTCCACGCCGCCGTCAAGCCGCTCCAGTCGTTGGGCGCGCAACGCCATGGTCTAGCAGCCTCCCGTGATGCGGACACGTTTGACGCCGTTGCTGCGCCCGCCCCGGCCGTGATGCGCCTGGGCCCAGGCCCGCAGCTCCTCGGTGGCCATCTGCTTGCACGCGGCGGCCCGCGGCAACGTGGTCTCGCTCATGGCCAGCAATCGGGCCGCGGCACCGTACACCAGCGCCGCCTCCAACGACACGGCATCGGGCACATCCAGGTCCGTGTCGGCGGCCAGGGCCAGCGTGTCGGCGTCGGCGTCCAGGTCAGCCAGGCCCGAGCAACCCCAGAAACACAGCGCCCCGGTGCGGGTGCTCTCGGCATACACGTCGAGCTCCACCTGGGCGGCCCCGCGGAAAGTGAACCCGCGGGGCGCGCCCGTGCTCTTGGTCCCCGCCCCGTTGTAAAAGGCGTTTACGCCCGCGCCAAAGCGGCCGCGGGGCGCCAGCTCGGTCAGCGCCGTCCATCTGTCTGGACTGCCGGCGGGCTGGTACTCGATCAGATCCACGCGGCGCAGTCCCGTGGGCACGCTCACCAGGTCCTCACCGGCCACCAGGTTGGCCAGCACGGGCACGGCCAGCGCGCCCGGCGCGTAGCGCAACAGCTGGCTCTCGATATGCCGCAACTCGTCGTTGATCCGCTCGTCCACGTCCTGGTCGGTCCAGCCGCCCTGGCGCATCACCAGCTCGTGGGCCGCGCCGCTGGCCACGGCCCCCAGCGCCTTGTGGAGGGTCAGGCTGGTGTCACTGGCCACGGCGATGATGGTGCGGACCACGCCGCCCACGCGCAACTCCTGGCCCGGGGCGTACTCGGTCAGAAATAACGTGCCGGTGCCGGTCACGGTCACACTGTCGGCGGCGGCGCTCACGGTGCCGGTTTGGGTTTGGAACGTGGCGCCGCGTTCGCGGACTTCGCCGCGCACGGCCCAGCGCAGTTGACTCAAGGTTTTCATCGGGTCACCACTTCAACGACAAACCGCCTGCCAGGTACGGCCGCGCCGCATCGCTCTGGCTGCCGACGCTGACAAACCAGTCCACGGCTTCCAGGTTGCCGGGCAGCTTGCCGAGTAGGCCCGTGGCGTTCTTGGTGTCGGCCAACACGGGGGGCAATGCGCTCAACCGCCCGCACAAGCCCACGCCCACCAGGTGCTTTTCCGTCTCGGTCGCGTAGAGGTACACCAGCCCGGGCCGCACACTGGATTGGAGGCGCAATTTGCTCACCCGGATTTGCCAGGTGGCCACGTTGCCCTGCACGCCCACCACGGCGGAGACCTCACTGCGCCAGTGGTCGCGCGGGTCGGCCACGATGGCGGCCCCGCCCATCAACTGGGTGTTGTCCCCGATCAACGCGATCAGGTTCCTGGTCTTTTCGACATTGGCGGGGGGCAGGTTGGTTTGCGCGCGGGCGGGGAGCGCGGCGCTGGCCAGGATCAGGCTGAGGATGAGCTTCTTCACTTTGGATCTCCTTCGGGTTTGCGCTTCTCCATCCATTTGGAAAAGCTGTTGGACGTGAACGCCAGCCCGGCATTGCAAATGCCGATGCCGGCCAGAAACAGCGTGATGGTCCATGAGACAGAATTGGGCCAGTCGCCTTTTTCGGCGTGGGGCTTGAGCAAGTCCACGAACGGCGTCAACAGCGGGATGCCGAGAAAGCAGGCCAGTTTCAGCAGCACCATGTGGCCCTCGGTGATTTTCATGCGCGCCTCACGATCCGCCAGGCCCAGGCCACGCCGATCAACCCCAGGGCAATGGCAATGATGTAAATGGCGCGTTCCAACGCGATGCCAAGGCGCTCCAACACGCGGCTGAGCGTGGCGGCCAGCGTTTTGTACTCCCCGGCGGCCAGCGCGATCTGCTCACCGCTGCCGCGGACCGTCGCGGCCACGTCGGCCAGGGCCACGGCACCGGTCTGGGCCAGCTTGCTGTAGTCCTCCAGCGTGGTGTCGGCCTGGCGCACCACCACTTCCGTGCGTTTCCCCAGCCGCTCCGTGCGCGTGTTGGCCGTCTCCACCAGCGAGCACCCCGTCGCCAGGGCCAGCGCGCCCGCCAACAGGATCGGCGCCCCGCGGGGTGCCAACGCGCGGAGCGCGCCCACCACGATCGCGCCCAGCACCGTGCACAGGACCAGCATCCCCAGCGCCGCCTTGCCCGCCAACCGAAACACCAGTTGCGTGCCGTATTCCTCGATCACCTTGCGGGCCGCACTGGCCGCCACGTAGTCCAAACACACCCGCTGCTGGGGCGTGAAGTTCGCTTCCACCAAACGGTCCAGGTCCTTGTCGCTCATCGTGATTTCTCCAAGTCCGCCACGTCACAGCCCATAGGTTCCCTTGGTCAGGTTGTAGAGGTTGACGACCTCGTTGCTGGTCAGGGCGCGGTTGAAAACTTTAACATCATCCAATAGACCCTTGTATGCGTTGGCAGTCGTCGTGTCGCTCGTCCGTTCCGCGCCCAAGCTGTAGTAACTCGACGCGCCGTAGGTGTAACTTATGTTCGTCGTCGCCGCCCATGCGCCGTTAAGGTAAATGGTCTTGCTGTCGCCGCTCAACACGACAACGACATGGTTCCAATTCGTAAAACCGCCTGAACAGAAAACATCTTCCGCGATAAATGTGCGCCCGACCGACAGTTTGGTGTTTGAGTGGCTAAGAAAGCCGATGAACAAATCCCCCGCCTGATTGGTGCCGGAGTCGAAAAACATATCGTGCGTGCTCGCGCCATTTCCGGTTTTCTTGGCAAACAGCGACACCGAGCAGTTAGTCGAGTTAAAGCCGGTTCTGTTGCTTGATCTAGCCGACGCCGTTCCGCCGTCGAACACCGCCGCGCCGCCGACGGTATTTGTCCAGATGCTTGTCGCCGACCCGATGCCGTCATTGCTTGCCGCAGCGTCGTAGTAATTGGTGCCGTCGTTGGCGGAGTACGTGAGCCAAATGACGCAGTTGGTGAACAAGCTCGTCGGCATGACGCTGATCTTGCCGATCTGGTCGCGGTCGTATCGTTTCGCCGTGCGCGAGTAGCCGACCGTATTCTGCGCCAGCGCGTTGCCGGTCAGCAACAAGAGTATGGTGAGCAGGGCTTTCATCTGTTCGGTAGTGTGTTCGTGTTGACGCTGACGCCGTTAATGACGGTGATGAGATAGAGATTGCTCAACAGCGTATCGGCATAGGTAGTCCAGACGTAGTTACTGGAGTTCACGTAGGCGAAGAAATTGGTGTTCAAGACGATGTTGACCGCGGTCGCGCCGTTGGTGACGGTCGCCAGATAGCGAGCGTCATTGGTCTGCACCAGCCCGCCGACTGTCACGCCGCCAACCGCGCCCGCGTTAGTCGCGTAGCCGCTGCTCGTCGAGTAGGCGATGTCGGTCAGGCCGCTGCCGTTGCCGTAGAAGCCGGTTGAGTTCAGCCCGCCGATCACCGAGAAGCTGGCGGTGCCGGTTGCCGGCGGGGCGCGCAGAAAATAGATGCCGTCGCTCGACGTTCCCCAGCCAGCCGCGACCATCCAGCCCGGACGGTTGGTTTCGACGAGCTTCCAGTAAGAGTCACCACCGCCATAGCGGTAGGCGTTGCCGGCAAGTGACACACTCTTGTAGGCCGCGCTGAACGTCTCCAGAATCACTGATGCCTTGCCGCCAATCCAGAAGTGATGGTAATTCGGCTCGCGGGGATACTCCGGCGGTTTGCCGCCAACACCCGAGTCCGCCGTCAGCGAGTAGCTGGCAGGAATCGTGGCGTTCGCAATGTCAGCAGGGTTCGTGACCAGCAAGTAGCCCGTGTGTCGCAGTGAAGGGCTGGAGAAGCCGTAGGGCTGCATCGTTGACCACGTGGCCCAGTTGTTGGTGGACTCGCTCCAATGCAGGCCGATGCCCTCCGAGTACGCGCCCGTGCTGCCGTACCGATCTGCAATTACCACGTCGTGCCCGTTGGAAATAGACAACAGCTTGCCGGCCTCCCAGCCCGTTCCCCAGCCCGCCCAATCGTTTGTCTTTAGCGCCGTCCAACCGTTCGTCCAGCCCGCCGTCGAGTAGGCCATTTCCAAGCGGCCCGTCGTGCCGGTCGTCTGCCACTTGTAGAGGAAATAGTTGGTCCCGCCCCGGCTGAATGGATAGAAGTCAATCGCATACGGCAGCCCCGTCCAATTCACCGGCTGCGCAACCGTCCAATCCAGCATGTTGGTCGAGAGCGAGTAGTACGGCGAAAAGTTCGTGCCGTTATCGGTCGAGACCGGGAAGAACACCCAATTCGTCGTTCCCGACCGCAAGAAGTTCATGGCCCATAAGTGCGTCAGGCCGGTCACGTTGGTCGCCCACACGCGGGTGTAGTCCGTGAAGTCCGTCAGCCGGTTGGTCGTGGTGCGCGCAATCCAAAAGAAGTTCGTTGTCTGGTAGTACGACACGCCCGGACGGACGAACTCCGTGGCCGTGTAGTAGTAGCCATCCCCCGGCTCGTACAGCGGCAGCGCCTCAGCCCGTCCAATAGAGGGCAGATACATGGTCTTGCCGCCGAACGCTGGCAGCCACGATTTCAAGTCCTTCGACCACATCATCTGCACGCGGTTGGTCGTGAACGGCATCGCCCACGCCAGCCACACCGGGTCAAACGCTGTCGCGCCCGACAACTGGCCTGCCGTCGCCAGTCCGTTCGTGCCGGCGAGTGTCAGCCAGTTGGTGTTGCCGTTGGCCCAGAGCAGCCCCAAAATATCGTTGGTCGTCACACTACTGGTGCCCAGCGTGTTCGTCGCGTTGCCGACGATCCACAGGAGATTGCTGCCGCTCATCTTCAATAAGCCATTGGCATTGGTCCCGCCCAGACGCGCACCGCTGACAAAAAACTTGAGATCGTCCAAATAATTCGTGCCGGTCTCCTTGACCTGGTAACCCGGCCGCGCCGACTGGCCACGCGCGAACCACGTCAGCAACGCCGCCAACACGCATGTTACCCACAAGATACGGCCAAATGCTGGTGTGCGGCGCGTCATGCCCATTCTCCCAAAATCATCGTCAGTTCGGTCCAGCCGCCTTCGTCCACCAGGCGCACCAGGTACCTACCGGCATTGGTCCGTCCCGTCAGCACAATCCCAAACCCTGCCGCGGCAAATGCCACGTCGCCCGCCCGCAACGCGCTCGAATCCACCGGCACCATCTTCAACTGCGGGTTACCGGGATCCACGTCATCCACATGCACCCGATAACTCTTGCCGCTCGGTGATGCCACCAGCACCAGGCCGTCCTGCGGACTGGCCAGCACCTTGTCAGTCCCGCGGATCGTGCCCGCGGGTTCCACCAGTGCCCCGCGCTCGCTCGGGCCGCCGTCATCCAGGCACGCCAACCGGTACAGGTTCCCGCGGGTCAACCCGCGAAACACCACACCAGCCAGCGGATCCGGGAAGTACCAGCGCGAATAGAGCAACGTCGCCCCGCCACTCGTGGTGGGCGTGGCACTCTCGCCACTGGTCGCGCCGCTGGCAGTCGAGCCGTCGCCCGCTACCGCCCCGTCCGTGGCCGCCGTCCGAAACCCGCGCGCCTCCAGCTCGGCGCGCCGCGCTTCGGTGAACGCCGCGGGCGCCGTGCCGCTTTCGAATGTCGGGTAATAGCCCACGGTGCGGTTAGTTCCCCCAAAGCTCGCGGACCAAACCCGTGCGGGGCGCGCCCGTGGTGCCGAGGCTGTAGGTGCCGCTGTCCATGATCGGGAATTTCTGTTCCCAGGTCGTGGCGGGCGCGATCACGGCCACGGGGCGGTCGTTGCTGCTGCCGGCGTAGAGCACCAGCGCATCGGCGGCATTGGTGTTTATCACCGCAAGCAACGCGCGCTCCTGGCCGACGATGTTGGTGGTGCACACGGTCGGCTGGTTCGTGCTGGCCGCGGCGGTCACGCTGCGGCTGGTCTGGGTGCGGACTTGAATCGAGGGCAGGTTGCCGGCCAGCGCGGCGGCGGCGCCGAGCACACTGACAACGGCCACTATACGGATGTGACGTTTCATGCTGTGACTCCTTGGGGTTGGCGGACGTGAAAACGGATCTGGTCGAAGCCGCGTCGAAACGCGGCGGTGGATCCCACCGTGGGCCGCACGCACAGGTCGAAGCGCACGGCATCGGCCAACGCGGCCTTGCCGGCCGCGTCCTCGCGGGCGGCGTCGCGGTCCAGCGCGGCCTGGTGGGCGGCCTGCTGGCGGCGAAAGTTTCTCCAGAGGTCTGGATTCTTGCGGCCATCGCCCGCGCGCACGGCATCGAGCACATGCTGGCCCAGCGTGGCGGCCTCGCACAAGCGCTGCCGCTGGCCGTTGCCGAGCACGCGCTCGACGCGGTGCTGGCCGTTGGGCAGGCGGCGGGTGCGGAGGTGCGGGTCAATCGCTCGGAGGCGTTGGGCAAAATTTTTCATGGGGTGTTGTGGGTGTCGGGTTCGGCGTCCCCGCCCGCCCTTGCGAGCGGGCGGGGAACGCTTTACCGGGTGGGTCAGTACACGGTCATCGGCACGCCGCTGACTTCGACGTTGCGGTTGGGCATCGAGCAACCCAGCTCAAAGCTGGCGTACAGCTCGATGATGTAGAGCGGGAAGTTCGGCAGCTTTTGCAGCATGCCGCCCTGCGGGAGAAACACGGGCTGGAACTCCAGCGAGCCGTAGATATCCCAGTCCTCGGCCAGGCGCATCCCGAAGTACCGGCCGCACGGGCAATCGGAGTCGGCCAACATCGGCACGCCATCGGCCCAGAGGCCGACGAAACCGCCGCCGAGGTTCACGTATCCGCCCTGCACGCCCGGCGATGTCGGCACCTGGAACTGGCGGGTGGCCAGCAAGCCAGCGCCGTACTTGTCGTAGCCCTCGGGCGAGGTCAACCAGATAAACCCTTCCGGCTGGTTCGGGTCCATGATGTTGCCTTCGTCGCCGCCTTCCTTGAACGCCGCGCTCTTGGCCCGGCGCAAGGTGGCTTCCAGCGCTTCGCCCTGGGCGGGCGTCACGCGCATCGGCCGCCACAAGGCATTGGCCGCGGCCGTGCGGTCCAAGCCCCAGACGGTGCCGCCGATATCGGTGGCGGCCGCATGAGCGCCCAGCCAGGAGCTGATCCCGGTCACGGCCTGGTTGTAGCTGGAGCTGACGCTGTCCAGGTGGCCGATCACCAACCAGTCGTTGTCAGCGGTGTTACCGTGCCCCGCGGCGCCATCGAGCGTGCCCGCGTCGGTCACGGTGATGGTGCCCGCGGTCTTGTCAATCGCGGTCACTAACAGCCCGTTCTGGCGGACGGCGCCCGTGTCGGACCGGATGGCGCAAACCGGCAACCCGACGTGGAAATACTTGGTCAGGTCACCGGCCAGCGTATTGATCAGCCCGTCGTTGTCGAGGGTGATCACGCCCGCGGCGGGCGAGCCGGCCACTCGGCCCAGCACGCCGCTCTTGGGCAGGTACAAGGCCTGGTTAATGATCTTGCCGGCGTCGCGCTCCTTGGCTTTGAGCTCCAACACCATCGCGTCCTGGAATACGACTTCGTTCGACCGGGCCCGATTGATCGTGTTCAAGTCGAACTGCAGCACGCTGAAGATGTTGCTCGGGTTCGCCTTCGGGGTGATGCCCGTGGTGCTGCCCGGCCGCGCCAGCGCGCCGCTGCCGTTATTCCAGCCAATGCCCATGATGCCGCCCGTCAGCATGCGCAGCTCAAAGTGCGTGCCGCCGACCAGCCCGATGGGCGTCTTTTGGCCGAGGCGGTTCACGAGGAACTTGCGCCGCTGCAGGGCGTTTTTCATGCCGCGCAAATACTGCGGCAACATTTGCCAGGTGGCCGAGCCCGTGGCGGGCGCGGTGCTGGCGTCGGTCAACGCGCCACCGGGGTAGGTCAGCGAGTTGCCCGTCACCGTCCAGGCGAGTTTCCAGCCGCTGGCTTGCAGCCATTGCGCGGCCACGGCCAGCAAGCCCGCGCCGAGCACGGTCAGCAACGCCGTGAGTTTGTAGAACAACCGTTTCATTGTGTTTTCTCCTGTCTGCATTGTCGTGGTGCTTGGGTGTTGTTGTTGGTGGTCGGGTCAGGCGGCGGCGGGTTGCGGGGCGGCTTGCACCTGGGCCCGCAACGTGGTGAGCATGCGATGCGCGTCCTCAACCGATTGGGGCTCGCGTTGCATCAGCAACGGGCCCGTGGCCGGTGCCCCCGCCGTGGGGGCGCCGCCCGGCAACGCCGCGAAAGCACCGGCGGGCTGGCCCGCGGGCGTCACGCTGCGCTTGACGTAGTTGCCCAGCCGCGCATCCCAGCTTTGCTGGACGGCGCGGGCGATCTCGACGGGATCCACCAGGTGCGGGTTGCCGTAGGTCTGAACGGCCTCGGCGTACCGGCGATTGAAGTCCTGGCGGGTGATGGCCGAAAAATCGGCATCCATCAAGATCGGGGCCACGGCGGCCTGCTGGCCATTGCCTTTGCCGAGATACTCGTACATCTGCTCGGCCTGCTGCCGCTGCATGGCTTCCTGCTGCAACCGATGCGTCTGGTTGATCGGGGCCAGCATTTGCTGGAGCGGCGTCAACGCCTGCTCCAACTGCTGGCTGAGCGCGGTGCTCAGTTCCTGGCGCAACGCCATCAATTCGGGGTCCTGCAACTGGGTTGCGGGGGGTGCCGTCATCGAGGGCGCGGGCAACGCGGGCATCATTCCAGAAGGGGGTGACGCGGGCGCGTGGCCCAGCGGCGGGTGGACCGGCGACGGCGCACCATGGGCCGTGCTGCTGGTCAACTGCTGCAACGTCTGCATGATCTGGACGTTGAGCTGTTCCTGCCGCTGCATCCGACGATTGAACTCGCCCAGCAAATTCTCCACGGGCGGCGTCGCGGGCGCGTTGGGACGCGCGGGCGCGGCGGCGGCCGAGAGGGCCCCGTTGGGCGGCGGGGTGGCAGGCGGAGATCCTGCGGTTGCTCCGGGATGGGGTGGGGTGGTTGTCGCTGGCGGGGCGACGGGTGCGCCGGGGTTGGTCGGGTTAGTCCTGACCTCCTGTTTGGTTTCGTGTCACCGCGGCCGTGCGGGGTGCTCGCGTATTATGCCCCGCGCGAGATTCGGGGAGCATGGCCGCTGCGTTCACGGAAATTGGATGCGGGAGTCGGACTCGAACCGACGTTTCCTCGTGACTAACGAGGTATCCTGGTCCACTAGAAGATCCCGCCAGAAATGGTTGTGATTGTTGACTCACGCCGCCCCCTTTGGGTTGGGCTGGCCGGGCATGGCTTGAGCGGCCATCATGCCGCCGGGGCGCGGGCCCTGGCTGGCCGGCAACGGCACGGGGCCGCCAACCGGCAGCGCCGCCTGCACCATCATCATCCGGTGCATGTCGGCATGGGCCATAATCAGGCGCTGGGCCATCGGACCGGCTTCGGGGTGCTCCTTTAACCAGAGCACATGCTCGTCAATGTGGCACACGTGGTCATCCCAGGGCTGCGGCGCCGCCCAGCGGCCCTGTTCAAACAGCGCGTTCTCGGTCTGGGCCCGGTCAATGTCGGGCTGGTCGGCAAACTCGTGGCGGAAACCGCCGAGGTCGAGTTGCTGGTGCAACCACTTGACGTTGGGCCGGCCGGTGCCGTCCACGATCATGCCGTTGCGCCAGAGCTCGATCAACTGGCCGTTCCACGCCGCGGCATCGCGCGGCATCGCGCTGCCTTTAACGACGTCCACGTCCGCATACAGGTTCTGCGCGGCCATCAGTGACAGCGTGTAGCCCTTGGTCTCGCCCACAATCCGCAACAGTTTCTCGGGCGGATAATACTGGCGGGCGAGCGCCAGCGTGATCCGCGCGTCGTCGGCGTCGGCCTGCTCGCGTTCGCTGGTCAGGGTGGCAAACTTCTGCTGGCCGCTGGCCAACAAACTGTTGAACTGCTGGCCGCTGCGGACCTGGGCGTCATTCATCCCGCGCATGATGTCGTAGAGGCCAAACTCGTCATCAATGTCACGCAGCGTCTCGGCAATCTCCTGCGACGCGCCCGGCAACGCCTGCGCGCCGAGGATGGTCGGGGCCGCGCCGTTGGCGCCGAGCTGGCGCTCGTACTCAATGAAGCTGCCGTGAATGTTGGTCACCTGGTCGGGGTCGGCCAGCGTGCCGCGCTCCACCAGGATGCGGTTGCGGCCCATGGCCAAGCGGTTCATCGTCTGGTCGGTCTTAATCCGGTTCAACCGGTTCTGCGACGGCCGCGCCGCCTCGGGGAAACCGATCCCGTAGAACTCGCCCGGCACCTGGATGCCACGAAGCCAAACACAGCCGAGCTGCAACGTCTTGGGCGCCTCGGGCGGGAACAAACCGACAAACGGGTTGACGTCGTACTCCACCACGGTGCGGTTGACGACCACTACCCGCCGCCCCTGGGGCCAACGCTCGCACGGCAGCTCGTAATACTCAAACACCCGCCCCGTGCCTTGCTGGCCGCCCTGCGGCCCCTTGGCGCCCGCGGGCGAAAACAGGAAGTCCAGACGTTCGGACATGCCATCGTACAGGTCCCGGTACTCATCCGCGCCGAGCTGGTCGGCAAACTTCGGATACAACTCGCGCAGCTCCTCCAGGGGCCGCCGCGCATCGAACAGCACCGCCCGCGCGTCGCGCGCGCTTTTGAGTCGCGTGGGGAACACGTGGGCGTGGTAAATCGAGTACACTTCCTTGCGGATCTCGGGGAACTGCACCGTGGCCGGGCCCTGCCCGGGCAGCTGCACTTGCATCGGCTGGCCGCCTTTGGGGTCGAGATAGGTCCGCACGCACACCGTGCCGTCCATCACCCGCAACTCGTCGCTCTCGGCCTTGAGCCGTTCGGCGTTGTTGATCCGGCCAATGTAGTCCAGCACCGAGCGGGCGACCATGGCAAATTGCTTGTCGCGGGTCTGCCGCGTCGTCGGGATCGGCTCCACCTGGCTTTGGCCGCGGGCCAGCAACCCCAGTAGTAACCGCACGTTGGGCTGGATCCGGTTGGCCACTTCGCGCAACTCGCCCTCGGGATTCTCGACGTCGAGCAGCCCAAACGCGCCGCCGTCGAAGCGGGTCCACTGGTACCCGAGGTAGTAGGCCCGGTTGAGGTAGCTGTTGGCGTAGAGCCGCAACTTGGCGTGGTTGGCCGCGCTGTGGCGCTGGTGGATCTCGTCCACCAGGGCCGAGGCCTGGATCGTGGACGGCAACCGCACGCTCTCGCGCAGTGGTTCGCTGACGGCGCTTTGCTCGCGCACGGTGTTGGCGTCCTGGATCAGCATCGCGCCACCGCCTTGCCGGTTCGCGGCTTGGTCGCGCGCTGGAACAGCCGCGCCAACCAGCCATCGGCCAGCGCCACCAGCGTGCCCGCGGGCATCCCCCAGGCCAGGTGCTTGGACAGGTTGCCCCGCACCGTCACCGGGAACTCCCGGCCGTCACGGCCCAGCACCCGCACCGTGCGGGTCTTGGGTGGCCGCGGTTGTTTCCAGCCAAACATCATACCGGCAACCCCGTGATGGAGCCCGGTGTCTGCTCGGGCGGTGGCGGCGGGCGCGGGGCGGGGGGCGGGGTGGGCACGGCGGGCTGGGTCGCCCGCAACCGCGCGATCTCCGCCTCGGCCAGGGCCCGTTGCGCCGTGGGCGCGGTCAACGCCAGCAACCGGTCATGCAACTCGCGGTTCTGCTGGAGCAACGCCGCGCACTGCGGGCAAGGGCGCGCCAGTAACTCGACAAGTTGGCCGTGTTTGGCCGGCACGCCTTGTCGTTGACGGCAAAAAAAGTCGATGAGTGTCATGGGTAATCTCCTATGCCGCCAGGCCGATGATATCCGTGGGCCGCCGCAACGCGGGGTGGCGGTTGTTGTGGTTCACGCGGGCCATCCGCTCGGCTTTCATGGCCTCGTACATGCCGGCCGCGGTCAACGGCAGCCCCGTCAACGGCCGGGCGGCCGCGGGTGCCACGGCCCGCCGCGCTGTCTGGTCGGGCCATTTCACCACGTCGGCAAACTCGCTGAGCATGTCGCACAAGTCGTCATGCGGCTTGGGCTCGGGCAACCGCACCAGCTCGTCGCGCAACTCGGGCATCGCGTCCTTGCGCAATCGCAACTTGCCGTTCTTGGCCAGCGGGATCAGCCGCCGCATGCGCGCCACCTTGGCGATGCCGGCAATGCGCACGGGGTGCCAGGGCAAAAACTCGTGGTCGGCTTTGGCCCGTTGGTTAATGAAAAACGCCAGCACGCGGTCGAGCACCGCCTGCTGCAGCCCGATGCCCAGGATCGGCAGGCCCAGCGCCTTGTACCGGCCCCAGTAACCCCAAACGGTCTCCATGAACTCGTGCGGATCCACGCGGCCGCGGGTGTATTCCACCACGTCCAGGAACCCGTCCGGGGTCGCCGCTACCACGCCCACCGCCGAGAAATCGCTGCGCTGGGTCACGGCCAGGGCCGAGTCGCACAAGATGTAGAGGTTGCACCGCCGCAAGTCCTCGACGGTGTCCTCGTGGTCGCCAATGTCCTCGGGCGCCACGCCTTCGTCGTCGGCAATCGGCTGCTGGCGCATGACGGCGTAGTAGCTGCCCTCCAGCGTTCGCTTGGCCGAGGCCAGGCTCGCCGCGTTGTCCAGCTCGGGCACGCTCGGGCTGCCGTCCGGCAGCTCGCAATCGGTGATGCAGCACAGGAAATCGCCACCATTTTCGAGCGCCAACTCGTCGGCAATAACCTGGTGCACGTCGCCAAAATTCCAGCGCGTGCCGATCACCTGGGTGGGGCCGCGTTCCTTGTCGGGCAGCATCGCAAACGAATCGCGAAACGCCTGTTCGGCCACGCGGATGCGGTCGCGATTCTTTGAGGACTCCTTGCCGATCAAGTCGTCAAAGAAATTCTCATCCGGGTGGTTGCCTTTGAGCTCCATGCCCGGCGAAACCGCCCGCAAGGTCGGCTCCAAACGGTTCACCTTGCGGTTGGGCACCGTGAACTCGGTTTTATTGCCAAACTCGTGCGCGCCCAGGGGCGGGCAAAACGCGGGAAACAGCTGGCGGAATCGTGCATTGCCGAGAAAATGGCCTTTGATTTTCTCCAGCCAATCGCTCGACAACCGCTCAATCTCGGACCAAAGGAAAATGGCCGTGTCAGGGTTGCGGATGATCCGCTGGATGATCTTGGCCTCGGTCTTGAGCGTGCTTTTGAGCCAGCCGCGGGGCTCCAGCCACATCTGCCGCGGATAACGCGGGTCGCTCGCCAGGTCGGCCGCGGGCTTGTGGTACCGCCAGAGCAATTTGTTCTCGTTGGCGGACTTGTCGCAGAGCACGTACTTGGCGAGAAAATACAGGTCCTCGCGGCACACCTGGGCGTAAAACTCGGTTTCCTCGATGCCCTTGGCCAGCCGCGTCTGCTCCAGCGCCTCCAGGTACTCAATCTCGGTGAACTCAAACGCCACCGAGTCGGCCCACACCAGCCACGGCGCCGCCGTCAACAAAGGATCACCCCGCAGCGCCTCCACGGCGCGCGGGTTCGGGAAAATTTTTTGGGAATTTTTTGGCGCGGTGCCAGTCAACACGCGATGGGTGTGTTTTCGGCCCGCCCCCCCCTGCGCCCCCATACCCCCCCCGACCGACGCCGCGGGCACCTGTCCGGGCGTCTGGACTGGTAGCAGGTCGAGTTGCGGGCTGGTGCTCATAGAGTTGGTTACTCTACCTCCGCAGCTTGCAATGCAGGCACTTGTGCTGGGCTGTCACCTTGCGAAGGGGTGACACGGGCCCGCAAATGCGCAATCGCGTCGCCTACCACGCCGCTGATCTGGACCGTGTCACCGGCCACGGCCACGGCGATCTGGGCGCCGCTGGGCTTCAATTCGCCCGTGTACTCGCCCGCCAGCTTCAACAAGGCGATCTCCTCGCCCTCCAGGCTGCGCCGACTGGCCGCCTCGGCCACGCGCTCGGTGGCGTAGCCCATGGCACGGCGGAAATCCTCACGGCACAAGTCTTTGCGCTCCAGCAAATAAGCCGCGTGAAGCTTGGTGAAGTCGTCCGTGTTCACCACGCGCGACAAGGTCGAGCGCGAGATCTTCAACCGCTCCGCCAGTTCGGTCATGTTTGCGCGTGGAAAGTCCACAAGTGCCTCAGAAACAGCTACTTGCACCCGTGAAGCCTTCGGAAACCGTCGCAAAACCCTGACCCAAACGAGGCTATGAGGCTCGACAGCGGGGCCTTGGCGACGGCTTGCCGCCTGATCTCCGCCTCGGCGTTGCATGGGACGCTTCTCTGGCATCACCGATAGCGCGGAGTTCGTAGGGCAATGCGCGTTTCAACCGCCAATGACGCGGGTTTGCCCTTTGTCGCCCTCGAAGTTGGCCGTTGCACGCTACGTACCGTACCGGTAACGTATGTACTGTACGTAGCACCCCGAAAACGGGCGGTGTCGGGCGTCAGACTGGTCGGAATCCGACCGCTCTGGTGGGTCAGACTGGTCGGAATCCGACCGCTCTGGTGGGTCAGACTGGTCGGAATCCGACCGCTCTGGTGGGTCAGACTGGTCGGAATCCGACCGCTCTGGTGGGTCAGACTGGTCGGAATCCGACCGCTCTGAATCGTCTGACGCCGATGCCCAGCGCGATCAGCCATGCACTCGGCAGCGTTTCCGCCAACATGCGCGAATAGTTCAGCTCAGTCACGAGCGTCAAAGTGTTGGTTGAATCCAAGCCACGCGGCAACACGGGTTCGGGTTCGATCCAAAGAAAACTTCTGCCCGCTGCTCGGCGGATGGGTCGGCTTCCATGAAACTCGGCGACTGTGGTCCACTGTGGAAACAAGGACAGCGTCGCTGCAAATATCAGCCCACCCGCGATGGTCGCGCGGCCTGTCCAGTCGCATGTCTTGCCGATCCAACGGCGGCGCACTGACGGGGCTAGTTGGTTTGCATACTGCGTGATGAGGCTACTGGCAACGGTCTGGTCCACTGTACTGTAGGGGAATTTGGCTGGATAATTCAGTGCGTGCAATGCCTTGAACGTCTCGGCTTGCGTCAATCCGCAGCGTACAGACAAGTCGGCCACGCTGATACTCACGGCTTGACCTTTGCGTTGTAAGCGGCCTTCGCCTCGGCCACCAATCGTAGCTTTGTCTCGGTTCTGACGGCATCCAAGTCCTCGCGAAGCGTGTCCAGTTCGTCGTGACGAAAAAGCTCGGTCACCAACAGGTACACATCAAGGCAATGATCAGCTTGGCCGACGAAGGTGCGATTCTTTTTTTTGGCCAGTGTCTCGACCGTGTTTTTGAAGCGGGCCGACACGCGTTGCGACACTGATTTTATTGCCTCTGACACTCATCCCCCTGCTGACTTGGACAGTACACCTACTTTTCGTGCGCGCAATGTGCCACTTGACAACAAGTGGCACATTTTGTTAGAAGCCCGCGCCATGAAACCAGTCGGAGTTTCCATTGACGCCGCCACTCGACGGCGCAGTCGCGAATTAATGCGACAACGACGCATCACCAGCTTTTCGCAGTTGGTGCGTTGGTTGGTCGAGGAGGAGTACGTCCGATCCAAGGAGGTCAGTCATGTCACGGAATCTACGCCAGCGCATGGATGAGTTACACCTGGCCGCCCAGCGCGCCGCCGCCGCGGGCCACGCCGCGGAGGTCGCCGAGTTACTGGAGCGCGCTGCTGAGTTGGAGCAAGAGGCCGACCGTCGCCCCGGTGATTTTGCCGATGATGGTTGCGGCGATCCCACCTTGTCGTTGGTGCCCGGCTGGGCGTGCTAGCGGGCGAGGGTGGGGGATGGACAAGGAGGACCTCTTGCGCTGTCTGCTGTCTGATAGTTTCGATGGCGCGGTTCGTGTCTTTGCGGCGGTCGAATATCTGGACGGTGGCGGGAAGGGGGTCGGTGAGGTTGCTGCTGTTGCCCGACTTAGCGTCGAGCGCACGCGCAAACATATCGCCGCCCTTCGCCGCACTGGCTTGGTCCAGGTCACCCGCCGCCAATACGGCCTTACTGTCCAGACGTCTGTGCCCGTTGGCACGCCGCCCTTGCCGGCAACGGCGCCGATGGCAGCGCCCGCTGTCAACCGCGATTCGGCGCCGTTGCCGGTGGATCCATCGCTGGCCGCGCCGTCGCCGTTGTCGGTCAAGGATGCCGTGGCCGCCGAGATCGCCCGCCAGCGCGCCCTGCGTCCGTCTGTGTCTCCTGCCTCCGCCCCGTCTCCCTCCTCCACGGGCGCGGAGCTCCCGGGCGGGGACGGTGTCCTAGCGCCGTCCCCGCTTCCCGGTGAGCTGCCGTTTGTCGGTCAACTGGAGCCCGAGCTGGTCCGCCTGGTCACCGTCATGCAACACGAGTTGGACCGCGTCGAACTCACCCGCCACAAGGTCGCGCCCGACAAGCTGCGCGCCCTGGCGATTGCCTTCCGCGCCCAGGCCGATCTCCAGGCCGTCACCAGCGCGTTCGTGGACTGGCTCACCAGCAACAAGAAATCCGCCGTTGCCAAGCGCAAGGTCATCGCCGCCAAGCCCGACAAGTTTGACTGGGCCGAGGCCTTCGACAACCACGTCCGCTACTCGGTGAAGATCGCCCACGGCGAGCCGCGCCGCCGCAAAGGTGCCAGCGCGCCCGCGGCCGCCCCCACGTCGCCGGGGTCCGCGCCCGCGGCCGCCCACGCTGCCGACACGATTCCCGCCGCCGAGCAAGATGCCGCCTGGAACGCGCTCACCCAGGACCAACGCGACGCCCTGGTCCAGATCAAACGCGATGAAATGCTGGGCGTGTTCGGTCCCGCCTCGCCCAAACTGGCCACGCTCGATTACCGGGCCATGGCCCGCCACGAAGCGGCCCTCTCCGCGCGCCGTCGCGCCAGCGCCGCGCCGTCCACCACTGCCCCATGAAACCCACCTTCGACCGCCCGTTACCCCACGCCGAGGCCGCCGAGCAAGCCGTCCTCGGGGCTCTGCTGCTTAACCCTGCCGACGCGGGCGCACTGGTGTTTGATCGCCTCCAGGAAACGGATTTCTACCTCGCCAAACACCAGGTCGTCTTTCGCCACATGGTGGCGATCTACGATGCCTTCAAGACGATTGACCCCGTCACCCTCGCCCAGCGGATGGCCGACGCGGGCGCGCTGGCCGAAGTGGGCGGACCCGCTTACCTGGCCGATCTGAGTAGCAGCATCCCGACGCTGGCCAATTTGGAGGATTACATCACCCTGGTGGCCGACAAGTCCCTGTTGCGCCGCGCCATTGCCCTGGGCTGGTCCATGGCCGAGGGCGCTTTCAATAATGACGGCGACGTCGCGGGCTACCTCGACACCATCAGCCAACAGGTGTTTGACCTGGTGACTCATTCCCGGGCCACGGGCGGCCTGGTCAAGGCCAGCGCGCACGTGCCCGCGGCCAAAGCCCAGATCGGCCACGAACTGGATTGCACCGGCGTTACCGGCCTCACCACGGGCCTCGATGACCTCGATGCGCTCACGGGCGGCCTCAAGCCGCGCACCAGCTACGTAGTCGCCGCCCGCCCCTCGGTCGGCAAGACTGCCCTGGGCATGAACATTGCCGAGCATGTCTGCTGCGATCTCGGTCTGGCCGTGGGCGTGTTCTCCCTGGAAATGGGCAGCATCGAGCTGCTCAAACGGCTGCTGTGTGCCCGCGCCCGGTTCAACGTCCGCCACGTCCGCGGCCTGCAAGATCCCGGCCCCGCGCTCAACCGCCTCACCGATGCCGTCGCCGCCGTCTCGGGCGCCCCGCTGTTTATTGACGATACGCCCCGGCTGTCGGTCCACCAGATCCGCGCCCGGGCTCGCCGCCTGCACGCCCGCCAACCGCTCGGCCTGCTTGTCGTGGATTATCTCCAGCTGGTGCGGGCGGCCGACAACCCGCGCGAGTTCAAGGACAATCGCCAGGCCCAGCTCACCGAGATCTCCGCGGGGCTCAACGCGCTCAAGGTCGAGCTCGGCATCCCCGTGGTGGTCATGGCCCAGCTCAACCGCAACTCGGAGTTTCGCGAGACGGGCCTGCCGCGCCTGGCGGACCTGCGCGAGTCGGGCGCCATCGAACAAGATGCCGACGTCGTGATCCTGCTCCACCGCGAGCGCATCGAGGATTCCGCGGTACTCGGCTCCGATGCCACGTTGATCGTGGGCAAACACCGCAACGGCCCCACCGGTGAGGTCAAGTCGTATTTCGACGGGCCGCACACCCGCTTTTGCAACGCCGCACGGGAGAATCGCGCATGATCCAAACCTACCAGGTCCACGGTCACACGTACCGGTACTATCGGGCCAACCAAACGCACTGGTGCCTCGACGTGTCGCGGCATGATACCGCCGACAACAACGGCGCCAAGTGGGAAGTGGTCTGCTACGATCGCGAGCCGCGCGCCGTCCGCGCCGCCCTGGTGGACGCCGTCCTCTCGGACCTGCCGCTGCTGCCCGAGCTCCGCTACACCGCCGTGATCACCGGCAAGTCCAGCCCGCGGGATTGCCTGCCCCACGCGGCCACGCTGCGCGGCCACGGGTTTACCTTCGTGGATCATGCCGGCATTCGGCCCGCCGAGTGGATCAAGCCCGACTGCGATTTCGGCGCGCTCAACGATGCCCGCGCCCTGGCCGCCACCCTCGGCCTGCGTTATCTGCGCCGCGCCGTGGCGCCGCGGCCCACCGCCGCCGCCGCCGTGATGGAAGGGAGGCTCTGACTCACCATGTCCCGCCTGATCAACCGCTCGGCTGTCCGCGCCCTGGTGCTATTCGAGGCCACCCAGCGCCATCAATGGCGTAACGGCGCCCGCGTGGCGTCCTCTCTCCTGGACAGCATCGAGGCCGATCTGCGCGCCACCATCCAGCGCCGCATCGCCACCTATACCGGCAAAGGAAAAACTCTCCGATGAACACCATGAAATGCAAACGATTCAAGGGATGGGGTCCGAGCGAAGTCGTACACTTGCGCGAGTCGACCTATAGCGCGGCTTTGCGGTCATCGCACGAGCGCCCGCCCAGGTTTCTCGATTCTGACGATGAGCGCACTTTCGTTTTGGTCTTGAACGTTGGCCAATGGCGCGAGGACCTCGGGGTGTATGCGTTCAGTGAAGTGATGTTGGCTGAGTACGAAGAATGCGAGGTTCGCACACTATGAACCCCGCCACCGCCACTCAATCCCCGCCGCCGTCCGTCCCGGCCGCCCCCGACCCGCTGGATGCCTCGCTCTGCCGGCAAGGCCTGCGCGAACTGCTCCGCACCGAGGCCCGTTGCCTGGGCCACTGCAAAACGTACCGCGGCGAGATCCGCGACTCGCTGGTCCGCTATTTCACCGCCCGCCTCAAACTGATCGCCCAAACCTATCGCCGCCAACCCCAACCAGGAGCCTAGTCCCCGCATGAAACCACTCACCTTGGCCGAGTTCGCCGCGCTGCCCGCG